ATTCTAGATCGTCTGTAGCGTCACCGCCCATTGGATCCATTTCGTCTTTATCTTCGTCGTCTGCTTCTACAGCAACTTCTTCAAATTCTTCGTCAACTTCTTCGTCTTTTGAAGATTCTTCAACTTCTTCATCTTTATCAGATGCTTCGTCTACTTTTTCTTCTTCAGCGTCGTCATCTTTAGATGCTTCGTCTACTGACTCTTCTTCATCTTTATCAGATGCTTCGTCAACTTCCTCATCTTTTACTTCTTCTTCGATAAGGTCTTCGTAAATTTCTCTTGATTTTGCTACCACATATTCGTGGAATAATTCTTCTGCTTTTGCAGAATCATCGTTTACTAAATGCTCAAGCATTTGTTCTAATGTTGTCTTGTCTGCCATTGTATTCTCCTATAATAATTGGTAAGGCTGTTTGTTAATGTATTTACACTTTGCTTATAAAATTGGGGTAAAAAGGGTGTTTTTTGATTCATTTACTATTGATATATAGTTCCTTCGAAGGTTTTACCAAAATCTTCTACAGAAACGTGTTTTATGTTAGGATATTGCGGTCCTAGCCTATCTGGAATAAATGCACCACTAGTTATTACCCTATAAAACATAGTATGCGGAAATTCTTTTATAACTTTTTCTGTTTGTGCTAGCCAATTTCCAAAAAATGTTGCAGAATCTGTGCTTTTTTTGTAATTATATGTATCAGCATACACATTATTAAACTTTCCTTGTAGTCCTTGATAGTCAAAACCGTGGATATAGATGTTTTTATGACCGTTTTTTGCAGCAAACCATAGTGCTGTAGGCCCACTACTCCATCCTTTATGTGGATTAAAAAGGTTTATCTTTTGACGATTCTTAATACCTTTGTTGGGATTTGTCCACACAGTGCCTTTGTCTGCATAGCCTGATTCTATTAATTCGTTGACCATTTTTACATCAACAGCAATCAAATAGTGTGGATCAAATTCTCTGTATTGCGCATTACAGCCATATACAGTGCCTATGTTTAAAAGGGATTCACAGTTCACATGTAATCTGCTCTTGCCATTGCCAAGAACAAATGCTATGTCTTTGTGTACAGATTTATTTTTATTCTTCTTGCTCAACTGGAGTTCCATACATTTGGCTTATGAAACCCGCTTCGCTTTGTTTTTCTGCTTCGTGGGCTTCTGCTTGTAGGCGCAGTTGATTGATTTGACCCAAGGTAAGTCTTATTTTTCTAGTATCGTCTAACTCAACAACAGATGAATCTTTAGCGTTGTCGTATCTGCGATCAACAGCAAAGTCATTTATCTCATCGTTAAAATAAAAAAATTCTCTTAGAAGCATACTGTATTTATTACTGTGCAGGAGTTTCTGCCCCAGCATCTCCTCCCGTTGGTTCCTCAGCCGCGGCTGCCATCTCCGGTGCTGCTTCGGCATCTTGTGTTGCAGCATCTGCTGCTATGCCTCCTGGTGTAATGCCTGCTCCACGTAATTCGCCAGCAGCATCACCATCAACACCGACAAGATTTTGACCGTTTTCTTCTCGCCATAATCTTTCGTTTTCTTTAATCTCTTCTTCAGATAATCCTAAGTAACGTTTTAGTGCAAAACGTTTTGACAAATGCGGAACTTGTTGTAGTGTTCCAAAGATATTTGCTCTAGTTGTATCTAACTCTGCTTGTCTATATGCTGCAAAGTTTTGTGGTGGATTAAATTTTAATTCAAATAGGCTAGGATCAATATTGTATCCGTTTGATGTTAACCAAAATTTAAATTCATGATCAAAAGATTCAACAATATTACTTTGTAATCTTTCGCAGTATTTGTTAAATCTTAATTCTTGAATATATGCTGTTCCTACTTTACCATCTGCAACAGTGTTTGCTTGCTCATCAATTGATGTTGGCAAGTAACTTGAAGGAATACGCAATGCTCTAAATAGTTTATTTGTAAAATAACGTAAATCAGTTATTTCACCAAGGTTAGTACCACCTGGTAGTGTTTCAACTTTAGAACCTCTACCTTCTGCTGTTTGTGGAAAGAAGTAATCTTCATTAGTCGATAGTGGATTGTAACTTGCATCAATTACACTAGTTCCTCCACCTGTCGAACTAGGAATACGTCTTTGTTGTATTTCATTTTTAACTTTTTCAACAAAGCTCATTGCCATGTGTGCAGGCATGTTACCTACATCAACATAAAAAATTCTTCTTTCTGGAGCACGTTGAATTCTGTAAATGATGATTGCATCTTCTAGCAATTCTTTTTGCTTGTAAACTTTAAAAACACTTTCTAATAAAGAATTTCCAAATGGATAATTGTTGTCTAAACCTTCTGATAAACTGATATGCATAATATGCTCTGCATCTACAGTAACTTCGTTTTGCTGATTTTGAAATCTCGTACCTGGTGGTTGTGCAGCAGTTCCTACCATACCTCTACCAAAACCGCCACCACTTGTGTATGATGATGTTCCGCTTGGACTTGTGTTTGTTGTTCCATGCGGTGTAGTTGCTACAAGATTTTTAAAATTAAAGTTTATATCTCTTACAACATACTGCTCGGGAAGTTTTCCTTCGGATTCGTTAACAATAATTTTGGAGACTTTTGCTTGATCAATATAAAGTAATTTTTTAGTTTCTGGATCACGCATGAAAAAACAATCGCCATATTTGAATACATTCCTTACAATTCTAAAAATTCTATTTTCAAGTTGTTGTGTTTTACACCACTTTTGTAATGCTTCTTTTAATAATTTTGTTTCAACTGCTGTTGGAGCGTTTCTAAAAAAGCAATGAAAAGGTGTGGCATTTTCTTTATCTTTACCTGTGCAAAATTCTGCTAAAATATCTAATGCTGCGTTTACTTCTGAGTCCATGTCCATAGTATCATACTGCATGTATTTTTCAATACGATTAGGACTACCTGCATATACATCAGGCAAATAAGATGAATAGTTGGATCTAGCGGGTCCAGGGCGGCCGCCGCCACTAATTGGACTGTATGAACCCGATTGATTCTCAGTGTTTACTGGTGTAAAATATTTTTTCCAACTCATAACTTACCCTTTATTATACATAATTATGTAAGATCTGTCAACCATTATCCTACAGTATATGCATCATTGGTCATCCCTCTAACCGCTCTTAATTGGTTTTGGGCTAATGAATTACTTAGTCTAGTCAATCCTACTAATTCTTCTATGTTTGTATTTAACGCTAACATGACTTCTTCTGGTGTTTTCTTGGTTTGGTTAGCCTTAGATAATTCATCATCTTTTTTCTTCTTTTCTTCTTCTTGTTTTTTATTTTTCTCTTCTTCTTTCTTTTTGGCTTCAGTTTCTTTTTCTTTTTCTGCTTCTAGTTTTTTCTGTTCATTATTCACATCGGTTTTGTTTGTAGTTCCTGCTGTACCTTCTGCATCTTTGATATCAGTAGATGACGAATCTACCGGAACACCTTCTGCTTCTGCACGTTTTTTGACTAATGCTAAATCTCTTTTTAACTGTTCAATTTTCTCTTTTGAATTTTCAATTCCTTTTGATTCTCTGCCAAAATATTCATTTTCGCCAGACATACTTCTGTCAATTCTAGCCTGTTCTTCAGCAATCTGTGCTTCAAGATCCTTTATAGTATCTTCTCCAGCAATGGCTTCACCAATGGCTTCACCTGCCATTTCTCCACCTTTACTTCCTGCCCAATATCCTATTGCACCGCCTACTAATCCACCTATTGCTGTACCAACAATAGGAACTACTGATCCTAATGCAGCACCTGCTGCTGCACCTGCAAGTGCGCCACCGCCACCGCCTACTGCTCCGGCTATTGCTTCTGATTTGTCAACAGTTGCTTCATTGCCAGTTATTTCGCCTGCTTCTGCTTTTTGATTTGCTTCCGATACTCCTGTGTAACCTTCATACGCACTCATAAGCACAGCAAGTGGACCAAATCTTCTTGCTACACCTTTAGCAACAGCACCTTTACTAGCAGGTGCTGACATTTTAGAACCTACAGTGGCTTTACCACCTTTAGTGGGTCCGCCCACCATGCTAGAACCTGCTGCTAGACTCATACCTTTTAGTGCTGCTGTTGCAAGTAGTGCCGCACTATTAAGTGCAAGTACCGTTCCTGCTACAAGTTCAAAGTTATCAGCCGCAAGTTCAACTGCTTTTGGCAAATATTCAACTGCCATATCTGCTGCTGTGTCAAACACCTTCTTAAGTTTACTTAAATCAATAGATGCAAGTGCAGTTGTCATCTCAATTGATTTTTGATTAATATCTTGTTTGAATTTTTGAACTGTATCTGCGTCAATAATGTTTTTTGGTGGGTTATCTCTTAACTTTTTTAGATTAGTCTCTATTTCATCGTAGACTTCGCCAAGGTCTTTTGTTCTACCAGCATTTTTATAAATGCCATTAACAAAGTCGTTCATAGCAGGATCAAATTTTGCTAGAGTAGTTATTAGTGGACTATCCGCCATTTCCTTGGCTTCATTTTGCATAGTTCTATTAAACCCAACTACTTGATCCTTTGTTAGTGTACCGGTTGTGCTCATTGACT